CATTATTTAAAGAACCAGGTAAATATGAGTTTGGTGAGTTGAGTTTTAAGTTTAATGAACAAGCTAGATATTTTAATAAGAATAAATTTTATTGTATTGCTCCCACTAAATCTAAAGATTTTATACTTTATTGGGATTCAGAAAAAGACAAGTGTAGAAATGGGGTGATCTTTATAGGTAAAAATAACACTTGGTATCTTTCACGAGATTACTATATGTGGATTAATTTTCTTCCTATTTATAATAAGGAGGTAGCTAGATTTACATTTGCTGATGTACGTGACACGCAATATCACATAGCACTACATGAGGATATTGCAAAATATTCTTACAAGCATGTAGCTATTTTAAAGAAAAGGCAGATTGCATCTAGTTATTACCATGCTGCTAAAATGATTAATGGATTTTGGTTTGAGGAAGGTTGGGTTAATAAGATGGCAGCTAGTCTTAAAGACTTTATTAATGAAAAAGGGACATGGCGTTTTTTAGAAGAATATAGAAACTTTCTAAATACACACACTGCATGGTATAGACCTTGTCAACCAGATAAAACATTTAACTGGGAACAAAAGATTGAAACAGTGCAAGGAGGTAGAAAGAAAGATATTGGTTTAAAGTCTGTTATGCTAGGAATTACTTTAGAGAAAGATCCTATTAATGGAGTGGGTGGACCTTGTTCTTTCTTTTTTCATGAAGAAGCAGGGATTGCTCCAAAGATGAATGAGACACTAGAGTATCTTCTCCCTGCATTAAAGTCAGGTATGATTTATACAGGAATGTTTGTAGTGGCTGGATCTGTGGGTGACTTAGATCAATGTGAACCTTTAAGGGATGTTATTTATAATCCAGATTCTAAAGATGTATTGGCTGTAGAGACTAACTTAATGGATGAAGATGGTCAGATAGGAAAGTGTGGATTATTTATTCCAGAACAATGGTCTATGAAACCTTGTATTGATGATTATGGTAATTCTTTAGTGGAAGAAGCCATGGAAATGATTGCACAGGAAAGAGTGCAATGGAAGAAATCACTTAAATCAAATGATTATCAACTTAGAATTTCTCAGAAACCCACTAATATTAGAGAAGCATTTGCGTATAGAAAATCTTCAGTTTGGCCTTTACACTTGATTACCAAACAGTTGAGAAGAATAGAAGATAAAGAATATTATTGTGAAGCTGTAGAATTACATTTTGATCAAGCGGAAGGTGTTGTATCTAAACACACTAATAAACTTCCTATTACAGAGTTTCCTATTTCACCAAAGACAGAAGACAAAGAAGGGGCAGTGTTGGTGTGGGAAAAACCAATTAAAGATGTTCCTTTTGGAACGTACTATGCTTCAGTGGATCCAGTTGGTGAGGGAAAAACAACCACATCTGATTCTCTGTGTAGTATTTTTGTATACAAGAGTCCTCTACAAACAACAAAACGTAAGTTAGATGGTACTATTGAAAACTCCATAGAAGGAGATAAGTTAGTAGCATCTTGGTGTGGCAGGTTTGATGACTTAAATAAAACCCATGAAAGATTAGAGCTTTTGATTACTTGGTATGGAGCATGGACTGTTGTAGAGAATAACATTTCTTTATTTATTCAATACATGATCTTTAGAAAAAAGCAAAAGTATTTAGTACCTAAATCTCAAATTCTTTTCCTTAAAGATTTAGGGAGTAATAACAATGTGTTCCAAGAGTATGGTTGGAAAAACACAGGAACATTATTTAAAACCCATTTAATATCTTATGGTATTCAGTTTCTCACAGAAGAGATTGATCATGAAACCAAAGAAAATGGAGATATAGTAAAAACCACTTATGGAGTGGAAAGAATAATGGATCCTGTTTTGTTAAAAGAAATGCAACAATATAGAGAAGGATTAAACGTGGATAGGTTAGTGGCATATTGTGCACTAGTTGCTTTTGCTAAAGTACAACAATCTAATAGAGGTCTTCCACATAAGGTTGAAACTGAAACAAATCCAAGAATAAGTTCTAAAAAGTCATCTAATTTGACTAAATTAACTATGAGCCCCTTTCGTAATATGGGAAGATCTCAACCTATAATGGGTGAAAAATCTATTAAACAAGCATTTAGAAATTTAAAATAATAAAACAACATTAATATATATTTAAAATGGCTCCATTAATTATAAATGCTATGCAGGCTAAAAAAGGTGTAAAAACAGATTACACTAGAATGGGTACGTTAACTCAACCTATTCAATTTTTGCCATCAAGTCAAAAAGATGAACAGTGGGGATATTGGAATATGGATTGGTTTGAGATGGAAGGTCTTAGACAATTAAGAAGAAATGCTCGTAAACTTCTCAAGAATTATAAATTAGCCAATAGCATTATTGATAAAACAGATTATATAGTTGAGGAAGACAATCAATATGCAGATCTTGTAGACACCCTTACTAAAGAAGATGCAACAGCATTAGAGTTAAAGTTTTATCCTATTATTCCAAATGTTGTGAATGTTTTAGTGGGTGAGTTTGCTAAAAGATCTGATAAGATCCAATATGTAGCCACTGATTCTGCTAGTTACAATGAAATGCTGGAACAAAAAAGAGGGATGATTGAGGAAGTTTTAGTTAAACAAGCAGAAACTGAACTTGCTATGAACTTGATTAATCAAGGTGCAGACCCAGAATCAGAGGAATTTAAAAAAGCACTTGCTCCAGAAAATATAAAGTCACTACCTCAAATTGAAGAATTCTTTAAAAAGGATTATAGATCTATGGTAGAACAATGGGCTGCTCATCAGCATCAAGCTGATTATGAGAGGTTTAAAATGAAAGAGTTGGAGACAAGAGCTTTTAGAGACATGCTTATTACAGATAGAGAATTTTGGCATTTTAGAATGGATGAAGATGATTATGAAGTGGAGCTTTGGAATCCAATTCTCACTTTTTATCACAAGTCCCCAGATGTAAGATATATTTCACAAGGAAATTTTGTAGGAAAAATAGAACTTCATACTGTCTCTGATATCATTGATAGATATGGTTATTTAATGGACGATGAACAACTTAGATCACTTGAAAGCATTTATCCCAAAAAAGCAGCTGGTTACCCTATACAGGGTTATCAAAATGATGGTACTTTTTATGATGGTACCCGTAGTCATGAGTGGAATGTTAGTTCTCCTTCTCTTGGCTTTAGGCAGTTTACTAGTGTCAATGATTACTTTCTGGCTGCTGGGGATGATATTATTACCCGCATTCTCAATGAGAGTGAAGATCTTGCAGATTTTGGGACCTACCAATTACTAAGAGTAACTAGTTGTTATTGGAAATCTCAAAGAATGGTGGGTCATCTCACTAGAATTGATCCAGAAAATGGAATGAAATTTCACGAAGTAGTGACAGAAGATTATGTTATTACTGTACCCCCTATTTATGACACTAAAGTCATGAAGAATAAAAATGCAGAAACACTTGTACAGGGTGAGCATATTCAGTGGATTTGGATTAACCATGTATGGGGAGGACTTAAGGTTGGACCTAATAGACCTAGTTTTTATGGTAATTCAGATTACATGGGGTTACAACCTATCTATCTAAACATTAAACCAATTAAGTTTCAATTTAAAGGTGACTTTACTTTATATGGATCAAAGCTTCCAGTGGAAGGTTCTGTTTTTACAGATCGTAACTCAAGATCTGTTTCTTTAGTAGATAAGATGAAGCCTTTTCAAATAGGGTACAATTTAGTTAATAATCAAATTAGTGATATTTTAATTGATGAATTAGGAACTGTTATTATGTTGGATCATAATGCATTACCTAAACATTCAGCAGGTGAAGACTGGGGTAAGAACAACTATGCTAAAGCATATGTTGCTATGAAGAACTTTCAGATTTTACCACTAGATACTTCTATCACTAATACAGAAAATGCTACTAGCTTTAATCACTACCAAGTTTTAAATCTTGAGCAGACACAACGAATGTTATCTAGGGTGCAACTTGCAAGTTATTTTAAACAACAAGCTTTTGAGGTGATTGGTATTAATCCTCAAAGAATGGGGCAGGTAATGAGTCAAGAAACTGCCACTGGAGTTGAACAAGCTATGAGTGCTAGTTACTCTCAAACAGAAATGTATTTTGTACAACACTCTGAATATTTAATGCCACGAGTACATCAGATGAGAACAGATCTAGCGCAGTACTATCATTCTAATAATCCTAGTATACGTCTTAGTTATCTCACTTCTTTAGATGAAAAAGTTAACTTTCAGATGAATGGCACTGAACTTTTATCTAGAGAATTGAATGTATTTACCACCACTAAAGTAAATCACAAGGCAGTGATGGAGCAAATCAAACAACTTGCTATTCAGAATAATACAGCTGGTGCTTCTATATATGATCTTGCATCTATAGTAAAAGCAGATTCTATGGCTGAAGTAACACATGCGCTTAAGTCTATTGAGGAGAAGACAACTAAACAAAGACAAGAGCAAATGCAACAAGAACAACTTATGCAGCAACAACAGCAGGAAGCTGCCTCTCAAATGCAAGAAGCTAAACAAAAGTTTGAGGCTGAACAAAATATGTTAAATAGACAAACAGATATTCAAGTGGCAGAACTTAAAGGTGCTGGTTTTCAAACAGGAGATATTAATGAAAATCAACAAACTGATTATATGGATTCTTTACAATACTTAGATAAAAAACGTCAGCAAGATGATATGATTAATCTTAAAAGAGAATCAGAAACTAATAAAAATAATAGAGAAAGTCAAAAAATGAGTTTAAAACAACAAGAACTAACTACTAGAGAAGACATTGCAAATAAACAACTTCAAGTAGCTAGAGAAAATAAAAACAAGTATGATAAGAAATCTAAAAAAGATTAATAGCTATATATTCCATATAATTTAAATAATTTTAAAGTTATATAACCTTTTAAAGTTTAAACTTGCATATATTATACTTAAGGAACAGAACTAAAACCAACTACATATGAGTTCCATTGACAACAAAGAATTAGATATTAACTTAGATGAGTTCTTACCCATGCCAGGGTCTGAACAAATTCTAACAAGTCCAGAGTCATCTAAAAATACAGTTTTTTCAAAACCTAAAGATTTAGACACTAGTTTCTTAGAACAAAAAGAAACAGTGGATAAAGAAAAAACTGAATTAAATCCTACTGAGCTAGAAGCTGCTAAGGAATTGATTAATGAAATCACTGATAATATTCCTGAAGATCCAAAACAATCAATAGGAAGATCAAAGATTGATAAAAGTGGACTTGTAGAAACTTTTTCAAAGCTCATTGAAGATGGTATGATTGTACCATTTGATGATGAAAAGAAGATGGAAGACTATTCCATGAAAGATTGGAAAGAATTACTCCAAGCTAACTTTGAAGAAAGAGAAAATAAAGTAAAACAAGAAGTACCAGGTACGTTCTTTGAAACACTACCAGATGAATTAAAATATGCTTATAAGTATATTGCAGATGGTGGTCAAGATTTAAAAGGTTTGTTTAGAGCACTATCCCATGTAGAGGAAGTAAGACAATTAGATGCTTCTGCAGACACTGATCAAGAGCAAATTGCTAGACAATATCTTAGAGCCACTCAATTTGGAGATGATGATGAGATTAGTGAAGAAATTGAAACTTGGAAAGATCTAGGAACTTTAGGTAAAAAGGCTGCTCAGTTTAAACCAAAATTGGATAAAATGCAACAACAAGTTGTAGCTTATCAACTTGAACAACAAGAACAATTTAAACAACAACAACAAGAAGCAACCCATCAGTATATGGATAATATCTATAACACACTGAAAGAGGGTACTTTAAATGGTACTAAAATTGATAAAAAAACACAAGCATTTCTTTTTACTGAGCTCACTCAACCTAAGTATCAATCTATGCAAGGTAAAAACACTAATTTGCTTGGACACTTACTTGAAAAATATCAGTTTATTGAACCAAGATATGATTTAGTTGCTGAAGCACTTTGGTTATTAGCAGATCCAGAAGGCTTTAAAAACACCATTAAACAACATGGAAAAAATGAAGCAACTCAAGAAACAGTTAGAAAATTAAAAACAGAGGAAGGTAGAAAGATTTCATCTACTATGATGCAAGAAGAAGAAGAAACAAAACCTGCTAGAAGAAGTTTACCAAGATCACAAAATATATTTAAAAGATAATACACTAACCAATTAACAATAATAATTTATTATGGCAACACCAGTTTTAAACAACGGCCTGTTTCTGAGAGATACACAGTATCAGGCTAGTTCTCATGTGGATTCCTACCATTTGCTGAACATGCTTAGAGGCACTGAACCTATGGATATGGGTCCAGTTGATCTTTGGGCAATGGCACAAAAAGTAGAAATGCCCCTGTATCAAATGGCTTCCTTTGGAGGCAAAAACACAATTCTTGTAGATAACCCTCGTGGTGAGTACAAATGGCAAACACCAACTGTTCAGGATCTTCCTTATGTTATAGAGAATCTTGAAATAGGAGATGTAGGTGCTGATGGTGTAACTTTCAAATTAAAGCTTAATAAGCGGATATTTGGACATGGTGACATCATTACTTATGATAAGTATAATGGCACTGAATTGTACATTACAGCAGAAGATATTATTCCAGCTGGTGATGGTTTCATTTACACTGTGCAAATGGTGAACAATGACAACACAGCAAATATGCAATCACAGTACATGGACCCAGGAACTAAATACTTCCGTAAAGGTTCTGCACGTGGTGAGTATGGTGAGCGTTTCTCTGATATGTCTGTACAAACAGGATTCCGTGAATACTATAACTATGTAGGTGGAGCTGAAGCACACGTTCATTATTCTATCTCTTCTCGTGCTGAGTTGATGATGAAAGGTGGAATTAATGCAGATGGTACACTTCCTGTCACTGAAATCTGGAGAATGTTTGATAAACAAGTGGATCCTTCTGTTACTTCTTTAGAGACTATGGTTTCTAAAATGGGTAAAGAATATGTGAAACGTGCTTATGATAATGGTACATTAACTCGTTCATTTGTTACAGCTCTTGAAGCAGCTCACTTAACTAAAATTGCTACTGACATTGAGACTTACTTGATGTGGGGACAAGGTGGTCGCATTAAACAAGATGGTCCAGATGATTTAAGACTTTCTGTGGGTCTTTGGAAACAATTAGATAATGCATTCAAACGCATTTATAATAAAGGTCAATTTTCTCTTGAATTATTCCGTTCTGAAATCTTTAACTTTTACAATGGTAAAGTTGAATTTAAAGGACCAGATCCTAAACGTCAGTTAATTGTTCAAACTGGAATGGGTGGAATGAAAATGGTTAATGAGGCTATCAAACGTGAAGCTATCTCTGCAGGTCTTGTGATCAACGCAGGTGCTAGTGGAAATGGTATTGGTGCTATCACTGGTCAGGGAATGGATTTGAACTTTGGATTTGCATTCACTAGTTATACAATTCCTTTCTTAGCTAATGTGAAATTTGTATTAAACCCAGCGTTTGATAATATTCACACTAATGATATTGAAAACCCAATGATTGATGGTTTCCCATTATCTTCTTATAACTTTATCATTTTTGATATCACTGATAACACAAATGATAATATCTTCTTATTAAAACTATCTTGGGATAATCAATTAAAATGGTTCTATCAAAATGGTACAATGGATTATATGGGAAGAACTCAAGGATTCCAATCAAATGGAGTGTTCAATGGTTATAGAGTTTACATGACGCAAACAATGCCAGCTATTTGGGTGAAAGATCCTACCAAGGTATTGAAGATTGTTATGAGAAACCCTATCACTGGAGGAAGTTTTTGATGTAAAACAGTGTTTGGATTTCACATTTATTTTTCTTATATTTGTAATATTAAAAATTACAAATTATGGAAAAGAAAAGAATATACAAACACAGACCATACCAAGCTATAGCTAATCTTAGTAAAATAACAGATGAGCAAAAAAGTAAAGTAAAAGAGTTATATCTACAAGGTTCTTCTCAATCACATATTGAGGAGACCTTGCAGATGACTCGGAAAACTATCAGAACAATTCTTAAAGCAGAAGGTATTGATAGAGATAAATCATCACAATGGAGATTGAGTAGAGGTAGTTCTTTGAATGAAAATGTATTTGATG